TGCGATTACCGACTAGACAAGATCGCCGACGCTGACGTTTGCAGCGGGTGCGGTGCTGTTGTTGCTGGGAGGTGTGGGCTTGCCAGCGTTACCGTTGCCGCCACCACTCACCCCCGCCTTCTTCGCCTCCTCAAACTTGCGAAGCTCCGCGAAGTACTCGGGCGTGCGGCGGAGATTGGCCGGCAACAGATTCATCAGTCCCGCGTTCTTCGCCACATCCTTTGGTGCGCTCGGATCATCAACATGCCAGACGTTCGCAAACACCATATCCAGGTATTCCGTTTTTGCCCCGTCCTTATCCTCCCGCTGGTCCACCGTCATCACCACCTGCCGCCCCTTGGCCTGCGTGAATTCAATCGGGCCGATCTTGCCCATGATGTTCTGGTTGCCAATCAGTCCGGCGGCATACGCGATGCGGATCAGCTTGCGGTTGTGCCACTCCTTCGCCTTGGCCGATGCGTCCGCCTTCAAGCCAAAGAAGGTCATATCGAGCGTCTTATCCTTTTGTGGGCCGTCCGCCACCGTCAGTTGCAGTTGCAGGATGGCGTTCGGGATCAAGGCACCCTTCGCCGACGTCGGCTGTTCGCTGGCGTGCGAAATCAGGAAGTGATAGGTGCCGGGTGCTTTGAGGTGCTGCGATTCGCCACCGAAGAAGTCGCCGCCGTCTGTGTCTTCGAAATCGATTGCCATGTGTCTGTAAATCCTTTTAGGGTTGAGAAATGGGAGGGTTGAAAGGGTTAAAATAAGTCGTAAAGATTGCTATCGTTTTGCTTTCGCAGCATTCGGAAATGTGCAATTGCTTCATCGCGAGTGACTGGCGAAGATGCCTTTAGGAACTGCGTGCCTTTTCGCCAGATTTCAACGTCAGAAAGCTTTGTAACTGCGATCAGGTTAAGGTTCCCGATCCTGAACGATCCGCTTGAAATCTCGCCTTTGCCGTCGCTTTCGTCGTTTTCGGTCCTGGCAGCTGACTCTTCCGGCGTGCCAATCACGCTTCGCAAAATTTCAAGGTCTTCCATCGTGAGATACACCACCAAATCAACGTCTGAATCGTCGCGAGGTGTTCCGTATGCTCGACTTCCAACAATAAATGAATGCATCTAAAACACCTCCTTAAAACGGCACCTCACTCACCTTCGCCTTGAACTGCGTCAAATTCGCATCGCCCCGCTTCAGGTCTTCCAGCAAGATCGCCATCGCATGCATGGTCAACTGTGACGCTCGCGGCTCCTTGATTTCCTCCTTTGCCACCAACTTCGCAAGCTCGGCTTGGATGCGACCACCAATGTCGGTATAGGTGGTGATCAGGGCGGCGATGAGCTTTTTGAACTCCTCAATTTGCACCTGGGTGCAGGGGGCGGAGAGGGCTGATTCGTCTTCCTCGGTGGTGTCGGAGTCATCTACTTCCGTCGCACCAACCGCACCCGCCTCTTGCTCCGCAAACCGTTTCAGACATTCGCCAATCTGCTCGCCCGTCAAACCGATCAGCGCACCTACACCGAAGTGCTTGCAAATGTTGGTGCGGTAGGCGGCGGGGTCGCTAGTGGCCGCGATCTTGGCTTCCAGGGTCAGCAAGGAGGTGACACGGGGGTCGGTGGTGGTGGTGGTGTCGGTCTTGGCCGGTTCAAACTCCGCATCCACCGTGCCGCTAGTTGTGGCCACACTCGGCTTAGCCGGTTCCGCCTTCCCCTCTGCCACCAGGGCGTCGATGGATGAAGTTGTCTTCACCTTCCCGCCGCCGCCCTTCTTCGCCGGCTGTGGCTGCGACTCCGCCTCCTCATCCTCACCCAACTCCTCCGGCGTGTAGCGGCCGAAGTTGACGCCGGGCATCATGGTTCGCACGCCATCGCTCACCACACGCGACCAGAGCATTTGCATGCGCTTACGTGGCGTGGCGTAATTCGGATTCAGTTCCAGCTTGGCAACGTCGGCACCGCCCTTCGCCAGAGCCTTCAAAATCTCCGACTGCTTGCCGTTGTAGTAATACGGTTCTTGCTTGGCCTCATCGGCGGTGAATGCAAAGTTTTGCGTTTCGCCTTGGTAGGAAAGTTGCACCTCCGCCTTATCGGGCGTGCGTGCGATCACCTTGTGCTTGCCGCCCTGTTCGATAAATTCAGCCAGCATAGCGTCGGCCTTCATCGACAGCTTATTGCCGATGATGTGGTAGCGAAGGGCGAGCTGCATCGGAGGCAACCGCTGCACCATGCACTCCATCGCCAGGATTTCGCCTTGGGCGGGAGTGAGCGAACCGAACATGCCCGACGATGCGACCGTCAAGCCGAACGTCTTCATCGTGGACATCGGATCGCCGATGTTGTCGTAGACGGCAATCGCGCCGCCAGGGTTAGCTTGCTGAATCATAAAACACCTTGAGTTGAGAGAGAGTTGACCCACCACCAAACCACCACCAAACCAACCTGCCCCTACACCATCCCCATCCGCCTGGCCACCGCCGCCGTCATCCGCAGATCATTCGCCAGATACTCCCTGGCTCGCTCCCGATCCTCGCCGCCGGCCAGCCATAGCTTGGCGAATTCCTTCCCATCCCCGTTCTTTTCGCCGACACCAAAAAACCTCGCCGCCACATCCAAGCGGCAGTTGTCGCCCCACTTGCCAACGCCAAACCGGGCCATCAAGTCGAGGAAGGTTGGCGAGAGGTAGCGGCCAGAGCGATCAAACAAATCGCTGGGCGTATCGATGCCGTGCAGCCAGGAGCGTTTGACGATGAACGGCACATCAAACCCGGTGAAGTTCCAGCCGGCGATGATGACACCTTTGGCTTTGCAGGCTTCGTAGGTCTGCCAAAATTTGGCGAGGATAGATGCCTCATCAAGCGGCAACTCGCCTTCGTCCACACCATCGATCCCGATCACATCCTTCGTCGGGTTGTAATACCCAACCGCCACCACACGCCCGGTGATCGGTGACAATGCCGCCTTCGCGACCCCTTCCTCCCAATGCTTCACCCTGGCCGCCTCAACTGCCAACCCATACTCCGCCACCGCTTGATTGTGGGCGGCGCGGCACTCTTCCAACTTGGCAGCCCGCTTGGCCTCATCCTTCAAGTTCCCGTACTTCACCGCCAACGCATCAAACTCGCCTGGATGCGGCGGAGCTTCGAAGGGTGGCAGACAGTTGCGGAGCAGCTCGTCGGGGAGTGGTCCGGTTTCGATGTCGCAGATTAGGAGGGGCATGATTTTGGTTTAGCTAGAGAACTGTCAAATCAGATACTCAAACAGATAGGCATCTTCCGTTGAGTCGTCGTAGAAGTTTTCAAGCACATTGATTGCGAGAAAACCCATCGATCTAAAAAACAATTGCGCTTGCAGGTTTGTTTCGCGAACCTCAAGCAAGATGCATCGTCGCCTTGCATGGTCAAGTTTTCCGATTAGTTTGCCAATCATCTGCTGGCCGACACCGATGCGGCGGAAGTTGGGATGTACCGCGAAGTTCAGCACGTGCAGCCGGTTCTTGTGCAATTCATAGATCATGAAGCCGACAATTCGCTCATCGTGTTCAATAACCATCCCAATGGCATTTCGCTGGCGAAGGACGCGAATAAATGTGTCCTCATCCCACGGAAACTCAAAGCACCTTTGCTCTATGTCCAGCACATCAAACATGTCGCGACGAATCATCCATCGAATGTGAGTGACAGCTTGTTTTTTGTTCGCGATGCCCATCCCTAAGCCCTCCACTCCAACTCAAATCTCGCCACCACCCGCCGCCCCACCGTCACCACCTCCACGCATGTTGCGCGAAGCATCACTTCCCTTGGCAGCAGCGGGTAGCGACCAGGGTTGACGTTGATCGTCACTGGAACTAACCACCAATACTTGCGTGGGTTATCGACCGCGAACTGGTAGGTGAAGTCGGTTTGTTCGGTCACATCCAGCCACACCTCTTCGGGCGTGAAGCTGACGGTATATCGCGGGCAATCGCCCAGCGGTGTGGAGAATCCGCAGCACACCCATTCCGCCTCGATCCCGTCGCCCAGGTAGTCCGAGACATCGGCGTCGGTTGGCAAAATGCGGAGCGGTGCTGGTTGATTGCAGGGTGGTGGTTTGAGGGTGGTGGTCATGCGAAATGTTCCTCCACTTTGCAAGCCAGTCAGAGAATGGCGGCGATGATCAAGATTCCAACGCCGGCGGTAAACATTTGGTCAATCCTTAACCTCGGGAACGGTGCGGAGAATGTCACGAGAAGCAACGCCAGCTTTAATTGAAATCTCCGCATAGCGTGCCAGTTCCTCTTGTAGTTGGTTCACGATATCCGGTAGTGATGTAGCGATGGCAAGCTTTTGCTCGCGGCTGCACTCGAAGAACGACCTGCGATCTTCGTCATCTACAAGCAGAATGCGACAAACCCCGCAGGCTCTCTCGATCCTGACAACGCCCCAATCTGTTCGCGTTCCGATGCTATCAAGTCCAATGCCGAACTCCCTGGCAAACTTTTCAACGCGAGAGACGGCCAGCGAAGCGTCGTCAATGACGCCATGTATGCGATGAAGCAACGGCGTTAGGTAGCTAATTTCCATTACATCACCCCACTGGATTCCCCAACTCTAAATCCTCCGGCCAGTTGTCGCGGCCGGCGTCACACTCCTCACACCAAGGCGCGTCGCGGTCGGTGAGCGACGCGCCACAATTGCCGCAACTAAGCGGCTGGTCGGTTGCGGTCGATTGCATCCTGCACCTCCTGGCGATGACAAGGGACTTCCTTTGGCGCTTCAATGCCAAGGCGAACCTTGTCGCCTCGCACTTCGACGACGACGATCTTGATGTTGCCACCGATCACGATGCCTTCGTTCAACTTTCGTGAGAGCACTAACATTGCAAAACCTCCTGAAAAAGAATGGTGGACCTGGGGCTAGGCACGTGCTTTCGCCCCGATCGATCCATCTGCTGGTAGCTCCGTGCCACCAACCGTCCTCATTCGTCACTCCAACGATCCTCAACCCGGAAACTACCGGGCCATGCCTCTTCCTGTTCTGTCACACATTCAGTACCGCTATCGCCGCGCGAACATTCGCCAACCATTGGTCTACCCACTCCAAGGCCAGCTTTACGTGTTGCGAGGTTTCAGCAGTCTGGCCCGGTTTAATCGGCCTGAAAAACATTTCCGCTGGCCGTAAAGAGTTTGGCGCAAGACCGGGAATGCAGGTCTCATCGCCACCATGCGCCTTGCCAAGCGTACCAACGAGGCAACAGCATTCGCCAGAGTGCACCGATCCGTTGATTCGGCCTTCGGCCAGTGCCGCGCGTAATGCAGGCACTTCGGCTGGCGCGGCGGACAAGACTGCCCAGACATCATCTCGGATGGGTGTCAGGTCGGCACCACGCAGGTTGGCACCACTCAGGTTGGCACCACGCAGGTCGGCACCATGCAGGTCGGCATAACTCAAATCGGCACCACGCAGGTTGGCACCACTCAGGTCGGCACCACGCAGGTCGGCACCACGCAGGTTGGCACCACGCAGGTTGGCACCACGCAGGTCGGCATCGGCATCCAACGCCGCCGCAACCGCCTCTTTGATCGACTCGCATTCGTGCGAGAAAAGTACCTCATCGGACCAGCGGTTTTTGATTTCAAATTTTACGAGCGTTGCCATAGTGGCCTCCTGTGATAAATGTGTTCAGCGGTGCGGGTGGGAATCGAACCCACGCGGGCGAATGTTGCGTCAACTGGAGTAAAACGCTTCATGCGATGGCCACCGTCAGGCCAGCCGCACCGTTCGTTACATGCAGACGTACAGCGGCCACGCGATACGTCTGCTGGTTTGGTCGTGCTGCAAAATCTGCAACAGGTGGCCGCGAGAGGCGGTCAAGAGTTGCTACGGTTTTACTGGTGGTGGTGCGGGCTTCACTCCGCATTCACCTCCACTGCCTGCCAACTATACCAATTGTCGGTACAGTTGCAAGCCCCAAATCAAGAATTTTTTTCGGTGCGAAAATTCGGGTTGCCTGGCGGGTTTTTTTCGGCCAGATACCGATTGCACTCTTCCTTCGTAACTAGCCACTGCTGGCCAACTTTCTTCGCTTTGATGAGACCGCGATAGATGTAGCGGCGCACCGTATCCTCAGCAAATCCAAGATACTCAGCCGCCTCAGGTGTCGTGAAAACTTCGCCAGTGAAGGTTGCCACAGTCATAGCTCCAATAGTATCATGTCGCGTGACAATTGCAATGTGCGAAAACGCCGGTGTGAAGCCGTGGCCGTAGCAGCCACGTTCGGAGTGAACCGATCCGGCGTTTTCGCGTGTGTAGGGCGGGTGTCAGGGAGGATGCGTGGTTCCGCCTGCACGAACACACGCTGGCGTTGCTCAAGTTGCTGCGGGCCGACCGTCGCGACGGCGAACGGTCGGCGGGATAAATTCCACAAAATCCGCCGTTCGGTCGCCAGTTGGTTTGAGGTGGCAGGCGGGAATGCTACGGAATTGCTGGGGCATTCAGGGCGGGAGATTACCCGCCTGTACCTTGATCCCACGATTTGCCAGAAGCCTCAGGCGGCAGATAGGCTATTTAGGCCGGGCGAGGAAAATGGACCGACACCACCGCGCGCCGCTTGATTCACCCCCACCGTTTTGCAATAATGCCCACCAGAGAGGGGCAAGTTATGGCGAGCGTTCTGGCGATCAACCCATACGAATCCGGCAGCGAATCTTACGTTCTGCCGGTCGGCAAGCAGCCCCGGCGAACCTCCATCGCTCGCATTCTTATCTTCACCAGCTTCGCCGCGTTCTTCCTGATTTGGACCTGTGGAGCCTATACTCTCGGCTATATTGACGGCTGGGAGCAAGGTATGGGCGAGCAAAGCGTCAAAGAGAATACGCTGGTTGCGGAGCCGCGGCACCGAACAATTTGGGGCGGCTACGAAAGCAAAGCCACATCGCCGCCTTCGTCCGCTTCACCCGCCACCACCGCACCACCTCAATGAGCCCACGACGCGCTGGGTTCATGTTCTGCCCAGCCAGCATGAGCGCTCGTGAATCCCGCCCTGGTCGCCTTCATGTGGAAGTCGACGCACTCACAGACCTCGAATCCGCAACCGTCCTGAGTAAGTGGCATTTCGAACCACGGCGCGGCGATCTTCTCAAATACTTTGCGGCGGATCCGGATCAGGCCAAGATGCACGGCGCTCGGTAGGTGCCAGTGCAGGTCGCTATGCTCGCCCGTCTTGTATTTGCAGCCTGCCAGGTCGTGTGGCAGGCAAAGAAACGGGTCAGAAAACTGCGTCGGCCGAATGTCGCGGTCCATGAATATCACATCGGTGATGTGCGGCGCGGCCTTGAGCACCAAATTTGCGACCGCCTTGTTTCGCGCCGGCAGCAAACCTTTCACGTTGACCGACACAACATTTTTCCAGGGGAAGCGGTAGTAGAGCCAATGCGCCGCTTCGTCGGTCATCGATCGATCAGGATAAGAGAACCGGATGATCAGCGTGTTGCGCGGCTTAATCGTCCACTGCGACTTGGGGATCATGTGGCGTTGTCCAGGCGTTCGATCGGCGTGAGGTAAACGAAGGTCGGGTCGATGTTCTTCGTGTAGATAATTTCCCCGGTTGCATTGGTCGTCTGCGCGGTGCCGTTGTCGTCAAACCACACAAACTGGCCGGGACCGCTGGCAGGTCCAGAGAACGCATAGAACTCGGGGTTGCTGGACGTCGTTATACCGGTTCCGCAAAAACCCGTCACGCATGGGATCTGGTGGTTGTGGCGATACTTCTGGCCGCCGTCGTCGTTGCTGGTGTTTTGGTCGCCGCCAGTGGTGCCAACATCGCCGGTCACATGCGGCGCGCGAATGAACCGATGGCGAGCATCGACCGACGTGCCACCAGTGACGTTGGCTGTGCCGTCCATGATCGCCCAACCCTCTGGCTGCGCGACATCGCGGGCAAGGAACTTGGCCACACCGATCTTGTCGTCCATGTAGTCGGTGACCGCCACCGCGTCGCCATTGGCATCGACGAAGAACGCGATGTTCTTATCCACGACGACGTTTGGGTCGCCATCGTTCACTCGCGGCAAGTAAACCCAGAAAGCGGATCCGCTGACGCTGGTGCTGGTCCGGCTGGTGGTAAGCTTGCACGACACGCGAGCATCGCCGCTGTTTTTGTCCCAGTTATCCTGGGTGCGCGCCCAAAGGATGGTGCCGGATTTCGGCAGCGCATAGTAGCGGTTATCGACGTTATCGAAAAGCGCGACCACCTTGTCGCCACTTTTCAAGTTGTCGGAAATATCGGGAATCCCGTACACATCAACCGTGCTGCCAGGATTTTGGGTGTCCTGCTGCGTTCCCTTGTAGCCATTGACTGTGGCTGACGAAGAAACTTTCGGCGTGCCGCTCATGTCGGCATTGAGCGAAACCCAAATCCACCCTGCCTTACTTTGTGCCTCAATAAACCCATATCGGTTGCTTCGCGCGTCATAGGCTGCCAGATACTTCGCCCCGTTCAGCGACCGCTTGAACAAATCCTGCGGATCATAAATATCCGCCGTACTACCGGGATTCTGCACATCCTGCTGGCTGCCGCCGTAATCGCTCACCGTAGCCGCCGCCGACACATTGGTCGCCACATCCGCGTTCAGCGTCCCCCTGATTCGCCCCGCCTTGCTCTGGCATTCCAGGACGACGAAAACGTCATCCTCGGTATCCAGGACCGCGATGCCTTTGGCTCCGTTTAACGCTGTGGTAAACAATCCTTGCCGATCATGCACCGTAATTGGCGACTGCGGATCGATCTCCCAGAACTGGTCAACCGTGGCTGTGGCGCTGCCGCCGCTCATGTTGGCCGTCAACGTGAATTCGACGAACTCGACAATCGCCCCGCGCCGCACCGTATAGACCGGCAGCAAGTCGCCTCCGCTGGTCGAAACACCCGACAGCCTGGCCGGGCCGTAGAACTCGCCATCGATCGCGTTGACAGCGCCGCCCTTGTTGTCGAAGTCGTCGACGAACTTAATCCAGCAATCTTCTAGTGTCACCAGTCCGTTCGCCACCCATCGCCGCACGCGCCCAGGATGAAAGCCGTCCGCGTTCGCCGCGACAAGATCGCCAGCCGTGCCGCTCGAGTGATACACCTGGACGATGTTCGGCAGCCGCGGATAGCTCGGGTACGTGTGGCGGGCCAAGTCGACCGGTTTGTAGTTCTCGTTGGCGGCGCTCGTGATATAAGCCGCCGTCATCGCACCGATTCCCGCGCCGCCTGCCCCTGGCTGAAAATCGGTAATCAGCTCGGGCCGGTTCATGTACTCGGTGACCGTCCCGCCTAAATCGGCGTCATAGTCGCCCCAGTTCCGCCACAAGACGGCGCGGCATTGCGGGCCGCACTTGAACGCCTGCACGCCGATATAAACTTGGTGGTAGCGCGTGGTTCGTTGCCGCAAGAGGAAGCTGGTTTTGCGAGCGGTTGCTCGAGCAGTGACCGCCGCCGCGTTGCTGATCGTGTTGTCTTCGTCCAGGATGCGAGGTAGGTCATCCCACAGCGGAACAACCGTCCCAGCGAGGGCGGAGGCGTCACCGGTCACCACGTCAACGTAGGCACCCGCGCCAACCGTCGACCAATTGGTGTCTAACTCGGTATCCCGTTCCTGGCCGTAGCTCTCGTAATGGTTGTGAAAATACACCCGCACCGTTTCTGGGATGTCGCAAACAGGGAAGTCCTTCGGTTCGGCATTCCACTTGAGCATGTCACCGGTTGGCTCGTTTTGAACCTGCGTCGCGCCGAGTTGCACGATGGTGTAATTTGAGCCTGCGTCGGCCAGCGGATCGTGACAGACAGCGCAATCGAGCTTATCGAGCACCGCGCACAGGGCATGCCACGCGTTCACGCCGATAAACCGCGTATTCTGCGGCACACCATCCGGCGCGAAGCCAACCGGCAGACCTGGATACGCACCCAGGCCGGGGCAGAGTCCCCACAACTCGGAAAGTAGGCTGGTCCAGGTATAGCCCTCGGTGCCGTCCAGGTAGTCGGTATCGTTGGCGTAGGACCGGACGTTGGCGTGCAGCGAATTCGTGTCGCTCATTCGCGCGATGATGCCGCGCGCGTCAGTGAACTCGACCAAGTGCAGGGCCAGGGGATCGCCGACACCGCCATGTAGCACGCGGGTCGATCCGGCGAGGTAGAAGCCTTTGAACTGGTGCTGGGTGGCTCGTTTGTCGCCGTCGGTGAGCTGCGACCAGGTGATGGTGTGAGCGGTCTTCGCGCCGGTGCCGGATGAGAGGGAGTCCAGGTCGCGCTTCAGCATCAGGAACCAAGCGCGGGTGGGGGCTGGTCCCAGCGGGCAAAAGATGGAGTTGGCGCGGTTCCAGGCGAGGGTTCCGGCGATGGTCGCTTGATCGGCGAGGATGGCGGGATACTGGCCGATGGTGATGGAGGTGGAGATGGAGGGCATGGGATACTTTCGGATTCGCGCAGTTAACTTGTTTATTTCGATGAGCTTACGTTCAAAAAGGTGTCAAAAACGCTATTCTGCTGCGCGCTACACCCTCACAAACTCCGCCGGCGGCTCAAACCCTGGCGGATTCACCCACGCCCGCTGCGTAGGTGCCGTCCTGTTCAGCCACTCAGGCCAACCTCCACCGCCCGCCTTCGCCGCGTCCTTCGCGCGCTGCAACCATTCCTGCGCCTCGACCACGCCCGCATTGGCTGCCTGTTCGACGGTGACGGGTGCCCAGGTGCAACGACAGTTGAATTCCCACGGCGGCATGAATTTCCGCCACGTCGGATCGTCCGCGCGGTAAATGTTCGTTCCGTTCAGCCCCAACTTTTCAAGCGCGATGTGATTCTTCCGCACCCGCTTATCCGTGGTCGCCCAATACGCCCGGTACGGGAAGGCATCGACCACCATCGGCGATTCCAGCGACTTGTTCGCACCGTTGCTGAACGCGCTGCTGACATTCGTCCGGAAAATCGTCTCAATGTGCCGTTCGCTTAACGGGCCACCTTCGCGCAACCGCTCTTGCACCGCATCAACGAAGCCCTTCATGTCCGGACCTTTGGCGATGTTCTCGCTTAGCAGGTCGCGGATGTCGGCTACCGCCTCATCGCCCAGGGTGCTAGTGATCGCAAACGCCCCCGCCTTGGCTTGCTCGGCCACTTCGCGGTAATCGCCGCTGGTGAATATCTCGGCACCGTGCAGCACGCGCAACGCGTCGTCGATCACTGGGAATCGCAGGCCGGGGTTGGGATCGTCGGGAAAGAAGCTGGCGATGGTCGGCGGCGCGGGCGGGAAGGCGGGCGGCGCGGCAATAGCGACTGGTGGCACGTGTGCGGGCGGGATCCCGACGGCGACTTCGGCCGCACCCGCGAAGTTGGCGGCCAGCATGGAGGATTGCAGGTCGGAGGAAATGCCACGGTGCAAATCCTCGAGCAGCAAGCGAATGTCGGCCAGCAATTCAAACTTGCCGAGACCTTCAAAGGTTGTCAGGTCGCTTTTTTTTTTCGCTAAGTCGGCAATTCGCTCGCTGGCGGTCAGGATGCGGCGACGCGCGGCGGCTGTGCCGATGGCGGTGATTTCGTCCAGGGTGGAGGTGTCGCCGGAAAGGTCGAAGCGGGTTTCGCTGAATTGAGCGGTCCCCGTCAACGGAATCGATTCCCACTGACGAAGCTTATTTGAGAACACCAGCCGATCGAATACCGCCACCTTCCCCTGCAGGTCGTTTAGCACTGCGGCGTATCGTTCACCCAGCCCCGGTTTAACGTAGGCGATAGTGCAATGCGGCTTGTACTCCGGGAAGGCGTCGGTGCAGGTCAGTGACGACGAGATTTTCGCGTTCAGCCGCCGCAAGGCTTCCGATTCAATTTCGATTTTTACGACGTCGTGCTCCGCACCGGAGAATACCGACGTCTTCCCGAGTGTGACGGCAACCGGTGGTTCGCCTTCCACCGCCGCGCGAACGTCGTCCGCGTTGTTGGTATGCAAGCCATATTTGATCGTGATGTGCGGATTGAGCTCGCGGCCATCGCCGGCCAGATCGTCGTAGTTGATTCGGTCGGCCATGCGGCGAAGGTCGAAGGATAGTTCACCTGGCAGGTTGAATTGCGTGCTGCTGAATTCGTGAACTTCGGGCAGGCTGATTTCGTCCGAAAACCGTTGTGGCTGTGGCGGCGGCTGCGGTGGCCCCTGCTGCTGCATCCCTGGCCGCATCCCACCTTGCCCGCCTCCCGCTCCCGCCTGTCCTGGCTGGCCACCAATCGCACCACCACCCATCGGGCTTCCCGCCGCATCGCCCGCGAAGCTCTCCACCAGCGACTTCGGTTTCATTTCAAATTCAGGATCACCGCCAAAATTCAGCCAGGCGACTACGCGCAGCAACTCTTGCACCTGCTTCACGTATTCCACGAACTCGCCTGTGCAAACCGATAGCAGCACCATGAACGGGATTGATCGACCGCTGAACCCGCTCCCCGTCTCGCTGGCCTTCACCACTTCAATCGGCACGTCAGCACCGCGCAAAATATCCTCGTCCAGCCCTTCCTTCCAGTCGAATGTATCGGTCCCACCAGCGATCGATTCTGGCGGTTGATAATCCATCAGCTTATTCCCCTTGTCGTCGTAGAACATCGGCAGCACCATCGCGCCGCCGCTCATGCGATTTTCGGCAATCTGTCGAGCTAAATCTCGCCACGGAATCTGTCTTCCGTCCGGCAGTTCGACCGATAGATTGAACGGCGTCCAGAAGATGTCGCCGACATACGCGTCCTTGATCATCCGCTGCTGAATCAACTTCTTCGCACCGCGATCCATCCACTTTTCGTACCACGGTGGATACATGCGACGCAGCGAGCCTCTGCCGTAGGGCGATCCGTATTCCGTGTTGAACGTCAGCCACAGAGAGCGGGGTCCGAAGAGCTTTTGATTCTTCACCCGAAAGCCCACCTGCTTGCCGTTGGCTTCAAGCGCGCGAACGTCCTCGGGGGCAAAGTCCTTTAGGCCATCGATGTCGAGCAGCTTCGTGGTTGGGTTGATTTTGTAGGTCGGCTGAATGCCCGCAAAGCCCCATTTCTTGGTCGCCACAATCTGGCGGCGGTTCAACTCCCAAATCGTGTTCCACTGTGCATCAAGCCACTGTTGGACGCGACCGTTCTTGGCTTTGATTTCGACCTCCGCCACCATCAGTGCCGCGTTTCGCACGTTCAGCGCAAACTCCACGATTGGATCGCTATCGACCATCATGCGGCCAGTGAAGAGCGTGTAAAGCGGAAGTTGATTTACCAGCAAACTTGAATCGTAGAAGCGGTTGGCACGATAACCTTGCGTCGGGTCTTCAGTGACGAGCGCGGACTTTAGGTTTTCGCGACCCACTGGCTGCGCGCCGCTATCGACATTCGAGACGACGTAGGTCCACGTCTGGCCAAGTAGCTGGTTTGCATTCATTGCTGCTGCCTATCTGTGATTCGTGGCCGTTGGGTTTGCCGCCATGTTGGCCAGTTTTTGTTTTACCGCGAATTCCGTGGCCACTTTCTCGGCCAATTCTTCGTCGCCAGTGACTGCCAGGATTCTACGCTTTACGCCCTCACGTGTGGTTGGCTCGATACTCTTTCGCTGCCGATCGATTTCCACCATTACGCTCGGGATGTTTTCGAGCCACGCTTGCTTGTCTTCTTTCGGCCAGGTGCGGAAGTCTTCGGGGATACCTGGGTAAAAGTTGGCGAGCAGGCAGTCGCAATAATGTTGCTGGCGATGCTCTCGGCTTTTTTTTTACGGGCGTCTTCCAGGGCCGCGATGATCGCGCAAACGTAGTTGTTAAAGCCGATGGCGACGTTTTCGGGAAGGTCATCGATAATCGAGCAATCAAGTTGTTCTGCCAGATACTCGCGAACGTCACACCATCGCTCTTCCTCGGTCGGCTTTGCCTCCGCTCTCTCCAGCGCTCGCCGCGCCGCATACACATCGATCCTGGCCGAACTGCTCCCGTCCGGCGTCGATACTTTTACGAACGCTGGCTGGTCGAGCACCAGTTCAAATTCCTTCACGACCTGCATAGCCTGCCCCTTAATAATCGCTGATTACCGTGGATTTTGCGCAACTCGTTTTGCTGCCCTGAATCTTGAGCGTGTCAACCGGACCTTTGACCACGTACAACTTCCAAGCCTGCACAAAGTATGCAGGGCATTCGAAAATATCGAAAGCGATCTTTGGCGCTGTGGTGTGCGAATCTTTCAACACCACCTTTTTCCCCTGAACGCTGGTAATGTTCGGAACCGCTGGAACGTACTTGAACCGCAGCCCCTTGAATTGCAGCAGAACATAGGTTTCTGGCAACCCCTGATGCTCGGTGACATGCTCTTCTGTGGCCGACATTGAATAGCTTGGGTCGGCGGTCGCGAGCGAAACCGGGTTGCCTTGACTGTCCGACTGTGGCGGAATAGACGCTGGCGTGTAGGCCACAGCCTTGCGGTGCAGCGATTGCTTGTCACGACGGATCAACCGCGTCTGAATGTCGTAACCAATCCAGCCGCCATCGGGTGGAATCTCGGGACAGCCGAAACTGAACCGACCGACATCAGTCACATTTGGTCGCGTGAACTCGTTCCCGCCCCACGTTTTCTGCGTTACGTTGTCGCAAATGTCGATAATCAGGTCATCGGTGACGTTTGTTGCTAGGTTCGCCAGCCCGCGATTGCCCCACAGCGTTTCTACGGATGCCCGCCACTGCTGATAGTTGCCGTCGGTCAACGGCTCCCAGATGCCGGCCGCGTTCAGCATGGCAGAAAGACACTGCGTCATTTCGAAGCTGGCCTGCCCCTCGGTGGTGCGCGAATCGTCGAACTTTCGATTGCGGATCGAGAAGCCTCGAGGAATCACAGTCCCGCGAGGGTTGCGCCGCTGCATGGCGTTCATTTTCGCGATCATCGAACCGACGATGATGGTTCCCGCGATCCCGGGCGACACGTTGGGAGCGGTGCGGAGCGACAAACCGATCGAAACGGTGGACTTCGCAAACCCCGGTCCCTGACTGGAGAAATCGCAGTATCCGTCCCCCATAACCACGCCTGGTGGCAACGAGTCGCCACGCTGCTGATCATCGACCACCACGAAATCCAGCCGCGTTTTCGACTTGTCTTCCTTCCAGGCGTTATTGATGCGCTTGAAGTTTGGCGGGATCAGGATGTTGATGTTGTTCCGCACCTGATCGACCACATTGGCTAGCAGCTTGGGATTCGCTCGGTTGCGACGCCCCGCGATTTCCACATACCCACTGATCGTGCGCGTGCATTGCCCTTCGAAGTCGTTCTGCCACGTCGTTTCGTAATTCCAGGCCATCCAGGCAAGTGGGGAGCCGTTACTGGACGCGCACTCGCTGACGAAGAAGGAAACGGTCCAGATGCACTCCCAGCAGAGTGGGCCGAGTGGTTGCCATTCGAAAGAAAGCGGGCGAGGGCCAAACTTCAGGTCGTTGCTTACCGTATCAAACCCCAGTCCGAGACCTTCGATTTTGAGCGTTTTGGCTGGTGCTGACAGTCGCTCTCGCACCGCTTCCACATTGTCCGCAAGTGCCGCCTCAGTGGCTTCATAGAACTTGGCTTTGACGGTCAACGTGTAATCAACGCCGATCACCGCGCGCCCCGCTTCGTCGTAGCGAAAGGTGCCTTGGAGCGAGTATTCGGGAGGAATCGACTTAAACGCAGCGTCAGCGCCGCCGAATTGCACGCCGTTATACGTGACGGTTGATCCGGCCAGGTTGGTGCCGACGATGGAAGCCATTTAGAACACCAAACCAGGAACGGGTGAAAACCGAGGATCTTTCACGGACTCATCCTCGTCGAACGTCATGTTGGGCGGCGCGATGTGCGGTTGTTGCCGGAACCAGTCGAAGTAGGAGATTTCAGCCTCGTCTTCGCGCGACTTGCGGAACCCGTCCGCGATGGCCTTGGTGATCGGGCCAAACAGATAGACTTCGCTCAGTTTGTCGTAGACCGTTTTGGCAACGCTGCCATCTTCCGTGTTTTGGTCGGCAAATCTTGCGACGCCCTCCGCGATGGCCTTCAGGTCGTTTCCGGCCTTGATGAACGGCTCCGCCAGCTTGTCCTTCAAGTTCTGCGACCGGGCATTGAGCGCCGCTTGATCCTCAATTCCCTGCGCGAGTGTTGGGCCAAGCCGGTTTGCTGAACGAATATCGGCCATGATTTGCGAGACTTCGGCGTTCGCGCGAGCCCGCGCTACCTCGGGAGAATAGTCGCCAGCCCGCGCAACCGTCGCGTCCGCGTAATCGCTGGCCTTGCTGATCGCGGTGGCTACTGCCGTCGGCACCACCATTGCCAGGGCCGCGAATGCCGCGACCGGTCCCGCCGCCGTGGCTGCTGCCGCGCCAATACCTCCTGCTGCCGCCGCACCAGCTCCGCCAGCGCCACCCACACCCGCCGCACCCGCGCGACCAGCCACACCCGCCGCCGTAGCGGCCGCTTGACCCACGCCACCAAACAACTGGTCACCAATCGCTACTGCCCTGGTCGCCGCATCACCGATCGCTTTACCTTTGGCGAGAGCATCCAAGGGGCCGGTGGGTAGTCCCTTCATCGCGCTGCTGGCTTGGCCAACAATGCCACCGATTTCAGATACCGTATCGCTCAACGAAAACGGCTTAGTATCGCTTGGCTTGCTCGCCTGCGTCCCTGGCACACTGGCCGGTGCGGTCGGCGGTTTCTTGGTGCGCTTCGTGTTCTGGTCGTCAGCCTTGCCCTGCGTGTCCTGATAATCTGTAGGGTCGCTTTTCTGTCCGCCACCCTGGCCGGGCGAACCGCCACCGGGCGCGCGAGCATTGCCACCGCGATCGATGAACTCGAAAACAAATCTCGCTTCATCCACAGTTGCCCCGACGATTAAGTGTCAGTGAAGAACTTGCACTTCTTGCTGCCGCCCGATTCCGGTTCAGGCAGGAAGGTGAACGCGACCGGCACGTTGCGTTCCTCCGGTCCCATTGTGACGTCCAGGTTGTGGCCAGGAAGCAAGCCGGATAGCGGGTAGGTACGCGTGGCTGGTCCTTTGGTCGCCGCTGGAGTGCCGGACAATGCGGTCAGCACCATTTGCTTGTAGAGCGGGTTAAACAGCAGCCCCGCCTCGTTGACGATGCCTTGAGTGCTGCCAAACTGCCACTGCGCCGCCTTCGCGCCTGCGTTCCATTCCTTCATCACCAGCACGGCGTTCGTGAACATGCCCTGCAAGATGTAGTCGATGATCGTTTGCGCGTACAACGACGCGCGGACGGGAAGCGCGATCACCATTTGCTGGTGGTGAATCGAACCCTCCATCATGCCAATGGAAGTTCCGTTCCACGTCACTTCATATGGGCCAGGAGGGAAGTCGCCAGTGATTGCGGCCATGTTCTATTTCCTTGTGCGGATTTGTGCGGATGAAATACGGATGCGGTTATCCGCTCCTTAATCGGCCAGTGGATGCACCCGCAAGCCCACCGCCGCGAGCGCCACGCCCACATTCGTTTCCGCGCTCGCCTGGCTGTCGTCCCCCGCCATTTCCAGCACAGTAGAACGCTTGGTCGCTTCCTCCCATGCCTTCAACTCCATCAGTTTTTTCAGCTTCAGCCCCACCAGCACCACACCCACATGCGACGGCGGATCCGTCACCGCCCAGGCCGCTGGTTGAATCTGGATCGGCATCGGCACGCTGGTGTCCAAGTGCTCCTTGAACCGGTCAAGCAAGTCCTGAAAGATGGCCGGACCATCTTCGCCTTCGCGCACGATTACCAGCCTGCGGATTGTCGCCATGTTGTTACCCGTATCCTTTTGCCTACCCTAAGTCGTTGGTGATTTTTTGCACTCGCCGCAAGCCGCGAAAACGCAGCCGCCTGCCGATATACACATCGCCTTTGTCGGTGGCCACGCTGTCAAGTTTCGACCGCCCGCGGTAAACGAGTTGGCCGGTAAAGTTGTCGCCTCTGCCCGAGTCAGGCAGGCCGTATTTCGTATTCATCCACGCGACCAAATCCCACCTCTGGTGCAGGAAGAACACCACCCGCCGCTCCAAGTCGTGCAGATTGCTGATCTCCGGCAGGTATCGATCCTCTGGCAGGTAGGCTTGGTCGCGGTAGTCTTTTGTCAGGTGGCCAGGTCGTCGCCAAATCGCAATCTCCAGTCCGAAAATCTCGGTCAGAGCGTGCGTGTTGTCGGGACCGGTATCTACGCCGTCGTCGTCCAAGGAAATGTACTTTGGTCCCGCAATGTTCGGCGGGACATTTCCCATCTGGACGCCGCACGTTTTCACGTCCCAATTGTTCTGGGTGCGCAACCAGTCGCGAACGCCTTCGAGGACCATGCCCATGCTCATGTGGATTTACCCTCGCTTAGGATATTTGCACAGAGCACCATTGCGGCGAATACCATACCGGCAAGTTTGACGACAAGCAGTGCAGTCACAGCCGCGACCCTCCAAACAATTCGCCCAGGCGACTCAACCCACTGGCCGTCACATCGCGAATCTGCCGCCACCAGTCATCGGGGAACCGCTCAGGCCACAATCGCCGCCGCCGCTTCGGATTCTTCGCGTGGTGGTGATACTTGGCGTAAGGGACCGTGGAGCCAACTACCAGCCGCGATTGCTGAGCGTCGTACTCTTGCCCCTGCGATGGCCGATATTCGCTGTTAACTTGATCATCATTGACCAGCACCCCTGGCAGGATCGATCGTCGCAACGTGCCGACGTCGACCAGGATTTGGTAATCCGAACCAGCCTTGCGACTTCCGAACACTTCCAGCTTCGTTTTCGCGCCCGCTTTCTTCACCACGATCCAAGCGATAGCCGCCGCGCGACCCTTCGCTTCGTCGTCCGACATTCGCATGATGAACCACGCGAGCCGCTCGGCATACGTTCGTCGCCACAGTCGGAGCAGCTCGGGCGTGAGAAAGCCATCCTTTCCACCAGGGGCGAGCCCGCCAGCTTTGGGCGGTTTGCGGCCAGTGACGGAGCGTTGATAGGCGAGATAGGCGGCGGATAGTTCCGGCCATGACTCGCCAGCGGAATCTTGCTGACCACGACCCTTGGCGTTGAATGAAGGCGCAACCAGGGAGAAGAACGCCCACCCCAGCCGTGCGCGAAACCCCGCCGCGATGCCGTGTTCATCTGGCACGCGACCTGCGAGCATGGCCGGGAGTGCGCGAATGATTCGCTCAATCTCCGGTCGGCGGTCTTCGGTGACGACGTGGGTGGTGGTGGACATGAATTAGTAAAGCCAAGATCTTGGACGTTTCACTCCATTGACTGGCTGCGAACCAACGCTCGTTTGCTCATCGACTGGAATAGGGCCATCAGGATTGCCAAGTCGCGACTTGTAATTGGTCACGCTTGGTGTGTGTTCATGACTTGGCAACTGCTGTGGGATGCTCTCGCGTCCCCAGCGAATTTCAACGAGTGCCGCTTCCCGCTCCTTCACTTCCTCGACCAGCGATTCGGGGCATGGATTGCCGCGCCGCATCGCCAGCACCTTGGCCGCCAGATAGGCGTTCGTGTCGCGCAGCCAGGTGTTGGTAGCTGGCGTCAAGTCACTCAGCTTGTACTGGTGACGAACGTGTTGGTTGATTTTGCCAGCAGCCACGTCAATTGCCCGGTCAAGCAAGTCGTCAGCCTCGGCACTTCGCACGCCCTCTTCGCCATCGTCCAGGCAAGCCGTGACGCCCGCTGCGGACAGCACGAATTCGACGTCGGCAGCTACGCAGTAGGTTTGGGCCATGATGGGTTTATTCCACAAAAAAAGAGCGGGCGAACGGTTGTCCGTCCGTCCGCTCCTCGGCAATCAGCGGGGCAAGCTGAGTGATTTTGCTGTTACACCGCCACCAAATTTCCAGACCCGTCAACCGGTTCCCATTCGACGGTCCACTTCACCGCACCGGTGTTGCTCGCGGCACAGTCCAGCTTGATATCGCCAGGGCCAAGCACCATACCTTGCGCGGGAATGTCGTCAGCGGGAACGATCATGTTGTTGGTCGTCACCTTCATGGCCGTGGCAAGCGTTCCGGTAATCGAGAACAAGCTGCCGACAGCTTTGGCGGTAATATCGAGAACGGCACACAGATCGGTTGTCGATCCAGGCGACGTTGACGTGAATTTCAGTTTGGTGTTGTTGCCCTGCGTTTGAATCACGGTCGTCACTTCGCCGACGATCGACTTGATTCGCACCTTGCCGCCAGCGATCCGAAAAATGGAAACTGCGGCGGTTTGTGGCAGCGCGGCGGCGGCTCGCTCTTCAATGAACTTGCCACCAAATGTCCAAGGCGTTCCCATGTCAGATTCTCGTGTGTGATTGTGTCGGTCAGTGGCCGATTATCAGCCGGTCAAAGGACAGGAGAACTTAAAACCCGCTCACAGTGCCGTAGCACCACGAACCGGGAACGTAGGGGCAAGGCAGGAAGTTATCGAGCATGAACGACTCGTAGCTTGATGGGTTAGGCGTCAGCGTCGTCCAGGCGGCAAAGCCTTGCTTGACACTGACAGGCCCGTTCACTTGCTCGACGACTGGCTCGCTTCCGATCAGGCCTTCGAACAAGTCGCGGGTGATTTCCGGTAGGAACAGCGCGCTGCCTTCTTCGATGTCGTAGCTGAAGGTTTCGCTGCCAGGCGCGCCCAGGTCGCGGCCATCGTTGACGATGTGCCATGTAACGTCAGGCACCTTGTTGATTTGGCCAACCCACACTTGCATCGGCGAGCCGTCGGCATTGGTGCCGATCTTGCGCGCGTACTGCGTGAATGGAGGGTTGGCGATGCCAGTTCCGGCACCCACATAGCGGTTATTGGTGACGTAATCCCACTCCGTACCGCGAACAACGATATGCTTCAAATGCACGCCATGGCGGCGGAACAGGGCCTCGTCGATCTTTTGGCAGTGGCGAGGGATATTCGCACCTGGCGAACTCCAAGGCACATCGATGATGTTACCGCCGAAGATTGAATTTCCGGCCACATCCGTGATGTTCAGTTGGCTCTTGTTGCCAGCGGGCAATTGGAAGTTGCGACGCGCCACGTTGCCGCTGCTGGTGTAGCTGGGATACCAGTAGTTGCCGGACTCTTGCAGGTACAGCGAGTCGCGGAGCATGCCGACCAGCAGAGCCGACCGCCAGTTGGCGTGCCGTTGGCCCGGTCCCATGCTTTGCTTCTGAATGTAGTTTTCGCCCGCGATGTCGCGAGTCGTCGGGTCTTCGATCTTGGAAATGTTGTGAATTTCCTCGTACAGAAGCGAAAACTCTTCGTACATGCGAGGGTACACAAACGGCACGCGGCCAACCGGCTGACGCTGACGCCGCGCGGCAGGCATGCCGGGAGCCGTTTCAACCGCCGTGCTGCGCAGGTTGTTGAAGATGTTGTAGAAACCTTCGCGGCCATGACCGTAGAAAGCTTCTAACGGGCCGCCGACCTGCATACCGAACAGGTTCAGCAAGTAACCACTCGCGGCCGAGACCACAGAAACCGTTTTGGTAAACGGAATCGGGCGTAAGGCGTCTTGCAATCCGATGGCCATGATGATGAATCCTATGAACGGTTACTGTTTAACTGGCTGGTTGGCGGTTACTTTTTGCGAGAAGGCTGTTTATCGGCTGTCTTGGCCACAACCTCTTCCACTTGCTTGACTTCAAAGCCAAGTTCAGCGGCCAGGGCGGGTTGTTGCTTGCCGACTTCCAAGGCAATCTCTTGGTCCGCTTTGCAAACCCGTTCCCATTGCTCTTTCGTTAGGTAAACCTTGAATTTCGTCATTGATTCAACTGAAAAAGTGTCATGCCGCGAAACTCATTAGCTCGCGAATGTGGTGGCCAAGTAGTTGTCCGTGCTGAACGGCTTCACTGGCAGTTCAATCAGCCACTTGAGCGTGGTCGCCACGTAAACGCTCTTCACGCGAACGTGTGCACCAATTTGCTCGCCGGCGGTGGTGAACGTGACCGAATCGGCCGACAGGTCGTTGCCGATGACGATGTTGTCACCCTCGGCGGACGCAACCACGAATTCTTCGTCGGCGGTGCGAATCAGGTCGTATTGCAAGCCGGGCTTGATCGCTGGCAGCGTCACGGCCACAGCGGCGGCATTGCTGTAGAACAGCGTCATCCCGTTTTGGCTGGCGGTGAGTGTATCGCTGGTATCGGCGTTGGATTCCACGCGATCACCGCGACCAGCAAGGAAGCCCTGCATGTCGTCGTCGAGAACGCAGCCCATCGCGACCAGTTGGCGGCGGGCGAGGAATTCGTCAGCGTGGCCAACGAATGCCGAACCCTGAATGAGCAGTTGTGAGGCAATCAGCGGCGCTCGCACCAGCGTCGCAAACGCTCGGTCGGTGTTGTTGGCGTCGAAGTCTTGCGCCTTGAGCGAGATATCGAGCACGGCAACGATGTTTTGCGTGCCATCGCTGGCGTCGGCGTCCCACTCTTCCAGTTCGCCGGTGGAATCAACTTTGCCAAGTAGCAGGCCGCGACGTAGCAACGTGGTCGGCGTGTTGCCGGCATCGCGAGCGGCACCGGAAATGATGCTGTTGCGGCGCAGAATGCCAATTTGCAAATCGCTGCCACCCCACAGGATTTCGCGTTCTGTGGTGTAAGCAGCAGCACCGAAACCGGGGGTCGCAAAGCCGCCGAATGCAGACATGATTCAAATCCTTGTGATTGACTTTTGCGGGTGGTTTGGTGGTTTAAGCGCGGGCGCGGGAATGAATACGACGGGCGTGTTCTTCCGCTTGTTTTTCCGTCATTTCCTGCGGGCCTTCGCTGAATTCGACTTCCTTGACTTCCGTTTCGTCGAACTGCACGCTGGGCGGCAAGCCATCGCTCAGCAGCTTCGCGGCCTCGGCAACGGTCAACGTCGCCACTTCGCCGGATTCGCTGAACTGCACGGTTTGCAACTTCGCAATCAACGTGGCTTTCAGGCCTGGCGGGAGTCGCGTGGCGGTCACAGCGGCGATGGCCTTCTCACGTTCGTGAGTGGCTTTCTCTTCCGCGAACCAAACCGCTTGCTCTTGCAGCGACTTGAGCCGCACGCGAACCGCTTCAGGTAGGGCCGCAATTTCCTCTTCCGAGAATTGCGTCATGCCCTGCGCGTCGTTCACTTTGGGCGGATCGTCTTGTTCTTTGACTTCCGTGTCCGCCTTCGCCTTGTTGGCGGTTTTCACGGCGGTGAGCAGGATGTCGATAGCGCCTTCGCTGTCGAAGGTGAAGCCGCTCGGCAGTTCCAAGCCCAATTGGCTGAACCCTGCACACAAAGCCGCCATCTTGGAAGCTTCGTCGGGATTCGGCGGCATATCGGGATTTTTGGCGGGTGGTTCAACGGGCGGCGGATCACTCTCGCCTTCACCTTCAACCACGCCGTCTTCGTCCGTGTCGCCCTTCTTTTTCTTGGGGTCTTCGCCTTCCATGTCGTCGATGGAGAATCGAGCCACACCCGCTGGCAGCGACATAATTGCACCTTGGTCGGGGTTGCGAGGGGTCGGCGTGGCGGCCACATGACGAATGATGTCGCCGTGCAACTTGCCCTTGCCGTCCACGAAGTCATCGCGGAACTCGGGGCTGGTGAAGCGAATCGATTTGTTCTCAATCGCCGCGCCGGTTGCCGGGTCGGTCACTTCCATATCGAAGGCGAGCCACCCGTCATCGGTGACGCTGAACCGCTGCACCCAACCCTTGGTCGCCAGTGCGGAATTCGGATCGGCGTCGACGTCGGCGTGCTTGTCGAGAAACGGAACAGCCAAGCCGGATTGGATCGCTTTGTTCGTGTTTTCGGCGTAACGCTGCAAACGCTCGCGCGGGTAAGGACGCATTTCACCGCCTACGCGGTAGCGGCCAGCGGGCAGAGCTTTTTGTGAAAACGTTGCACCCATGCCGTAATTGATAGCGAATGACCGTTCAACAAATCGCAAGTAGTTGAACGCAACTCTCAAACAATGGCGCGGAGTCTATTACCCGCTCGCCGCTGCTGTCTGGGAGTTCTTCGCTATGTCCACCATCGTTTGGCGCGGTGATGCGCCGGCCGTTCGTCAGGTCGATACGTTCACGCCGACGGCATCGAACAGCCAGACGTATTCGATTACGATCAACGGCAAGACGGTGAGTTACACGGCGGACAGCGGGACCACAGTGCAAGAGATTGTGGAAGGGTTACAGGCAGCGCTCGCGGCGTCGGAGATTCCCGAATTCGCGGAGATTACCTGGACCGAGAACGATTCAGTGGTGATCGGTACTGGGCCGGAAGATGGAACGCCGTTCACCGCGACATCGACGGCAACGGGCGCGGGGGCGTTGGCACAATCCACCACCACGGCAGCGGTCAGCCCGAACCGCGTTGTGGCAGCAAACTTCGTGGGTGCCGCGCTGCCCGCGAACAATGACACGCTGGTGATTCAGGATTCCGCATCATCGCTCAAGTTCTCGCTGTCCGCGCTATCAGCGGTGACGCTCGATCTGCTCAACATCCTGGCCGACTTCTCAGACGGCGGGCAGATCGGTTTGCCCTACTTCAACCGGAGCAACAGCGGCGGCACCTATTACGAATACCGCGGCACCTACCTGCAGATCGGCGCGACCGAAGTGAAGATCGGCGACGGCAACGGCCAGGGAAGCGGGTTGATCAAGCTAAACCTCGGCAGCGTGCAGACCTCGATTCAGGTTTTCAAGACTGGCCAACCGTCCGATCAGGACTATGGCGCGGTGCAGCTCATCGGCACGCACGCCAGCAATGTGTTGCGAGTCTTTGGCGGTTCGGTCGATGTGGCGATGGGACCGGGTGAGGTGGCGACGTTTGCCACAATCACGGCCAGCGGTGGCGTGGTGCGTCTCGGCGGCGGCTGCACGCTGACGACCGTGGAAGCCGACGGAAATGCGGTAGTAGAAGTGCGCAGCGCCGCGACCACGTTGCAGACTCAGGGGAGCGGGATCATTCGCAAGATCGGCAGCGGCGCGGTGGGTACGATCGATGTTGGCGGCGGCACGGTGGAGTACTCGGCGGCGGGCACGATCACGACGTTGACGGTGCGGGCCGGGAAGACGTTTGACGCGAGTAGGCTGACGGCAAGTGTGACGATTACAAACAGCACGTGTTACGCGGGATCTCGCATTTTGGACCCCAACGGAAAACTTGTTTTTACGAACGCAACTTCATGCCCGGATGGAGCGGACAGCGTGGTTTTCCAGTCGAAAAAAGGCGCGAGCGTCAAAATATCGTAGCGTTGAGATGTATTGCGACGCGGTTTGGCGTGCCAAGTTACGTTACGCTTAAACGCGAAACGTTATTAGGTTTTGAAAACTTCCAGCGTCTTGGCCAGCGGCAACTTATCGCTGGCTTGCTGTGCCGCCGCCATCAATTTCTTTTGGGCAGGCATTGATGTGATGTGGTGAATCACGCCCAGTCCGCTGGCGATGGCGTTGAGTTCTACCCGTTTAGTGTTGTCAAGTTTTTGGAAATCGGCACACGCCAGCGTATCAATTCCGCGCTTTGATATGCGGTGAGCACGATGCACGAAATGCTCGGCTTGCCCAACAATCTGTGAATCATCGCAGCGGCGCAGCCCTTCTTTGGCAACGGTCGAGAACACGATGCCATGTTGCTTGAGGCAGTTTCGCCGCGCACTTTGCAGGCGAGCGTAGCCTTGTCGTGAGCGAATGTCTCGCCCGATGATCTTGGACAATTCATCGTAGGAAATAACATCGCCGACCTTCACGGATTTCATCTTCTCGATTAAGAGCCGTGTGTCGATGGACATTTCAGGAATGGCTTTTTTGTCAGACATAGAATCCGTCCTTTGAAAATGGGCGTTGTGGCGTGTTGCAAAGTGAAGCGACGCAAGTTATTGCGCAACGTAACGATGTACTTTTTCCTCTTCTTTGTTCGCGTTGAGTTATGGTGCGGCGAGTGGTGCCACAATGCGACATAGCGCGTGGCGACGCAGCACTAACTCTTCCACTGAACCTTATTCACCTTGTACCGACCATAGAACCCACCAACCTCTGGCCGAAACCGACCGATGCCGCAGAAGTTGCCAGACTCTTTCAGGTGCTGCTCGAAAACGCTTTCCGTGATGGTTTCGTCCAGGACGTAGAACGTCACATCGCCCTTCCATTCACGGAAAACAGGGTAGGTGCGCGGCACTCGCTTTCCGCTGCCACGCTTGCCGTCTGCGTTCATGAAGAACGTCTCGCCTTCGATCTGATCGGGGAAGCTATACGGTAAAACCAGCCCATCGGTAACGAGGATGCCGGCCAGGAAGTGTTTCGTGTAGGTCGCTTGGCCTTTGCCCTTGATCTTCATTCCAAGCATCGATGCGGCGCGCTCAATTGCCCGCTTGAAGCACATCGGCGGAATGAAGATGCGATTGTCCTTGTTGACGTGGCAATGGTAAATCCACGTGCGCTTTTCGTATTCGTCAGCACCTTCTTTGTCCTCCTTTGGCTGCGCGTGCATGCGCGACTGGGAGTAAGGGCTGATCGATTCGAGAGTGGCAACAGCGGTTCTCATGTTGGTAGCCTTTCTGAAATGGAAATGTGGAGACGTGAAAAAGTGACGTTGAGTTGCGACGCGGTGCGAAATGCAATAAAGCATGACGCGACGCGACATTAAGTTGTGGCGTAAAGAGTTGTGCAGCAAAACGCTATTTCGCTTTCGCAATGGAAAACGAGGCAATGTCTTTCTTGTTGATCCTTCCTTTCTCTTCAAAGACGAAAAACGTTGCCTTGTTCTCCTTCAGCTTGTCGATGAACTTTTCGCCGTTCGTCAGTACGACGTGGATGCGTTTTCCGATTCGGGCGGTGGTGTGCTTGTTCATAAAATGCTCGTTGAGTTGAGGTACGGAACAAAATGCTATGCGGTGGAGTAATGTGGCATGCGGCAACGCGTCGCAACACGCGGCAAAAAGCCCTCACGCGAATGCAATTCCAGGCTACCAACCGAGAGAATGCACCACGCATGAGGGCGTGATTGTTCGAGACGGTTGGTAGCCGATGCGTGTAGTTTCGGTATTCCGAAACAAAAGTCAAGTCGTGATTTTCGGTTTTCCGAAACTATTTTGCGTGCTACACTTTCGGCATGGCGAAAGAACTGGCTGAAATGTTGAGAGACGCAATCCGTAAGAGCGGAGAGCCGTTGCTGACGATTGCGAAAGCAACGGGCGTCGGAGTATCGTCGTTGAGCGAGTTTATGAATGGTGCCGACATGCGGCTCGCCAACGCCAGCAAAATCGCTGCATATCTTGGTCTTGAACTGCGAAAGAAAAACGGTTAACCCAAAAACGGCCACTCCACCCGGAATGGCCCACCGCCATTGTTCCCGCCAGCATGGATCGCGGCATATGCCGACATATCCACCTGGTCGTTCGTCTCATCCTCCAGCCCCTGCCAACTTAGCCACTCCGCTTCCAGCGGTTGCCTCCAACCGGTGTTGTACTTTGGCAGGTACACGTCCCCGCGCTCCAGCATATTGAGCAGTGCCGCCGCGCGGGTCACTTTATCCTTCTGGCCGGGGTCGATTGTTTGAATGCTCATCTTCCCTTTGAGCGAATCCCAGACAGCCGGGCCGAAGTGCTTGTTCTCGATCAGCACCTGATTCGGTCGCCAGTCGTTGTAGGTGTTCACGATCCCCTTCAGCAGATCGGTGAAGCCCACTTGCGCCCGCCACACATGCCGCAGGATCAGCTTGTTGCCGTACTTCCCTGGTGGCCGGTCCCAGATGCCCATGACCGACCAGGAAGCGGATTTGCCCTTACTTTGCTTGGCCTTGTCCTCAGCGGTGCCGGCGGTGTCGATAGTGGCAAAGCGGCGGCATTCGCGCTCGTCGAAATGGGCGATGGTGGTGCCGTTAGCGTCCAGGAGGTTGATAATCTGGCCGCGCATTTCGTAGTAGCGGAGCCAGTCGAATCGGATGAGCCCCGCCACACTGATTGACCAGTCGCCGTTCTTCAGCCGCTCGCGCGTGACTGGTGGCAGGTGCGAAAGCTGCTGGTCATATTCCTCTTCGATGATCGCCGGGTTGTCGCGGATCTTCGACGGCACGAACACCACTTCGCCCGTCGCCGTCTGGTTGCGGTAAATGTCTTTTGGCTCGTTGGCCTTCATGTCGGCTTCGGCCTCGGGCGTCACAAACCGCTTCTTGACATAGGAATGTCCCTGGTTGCCGGGGTTGCTCGCCGACCGCACGCGCAACGGGATAGGATTATCAGCCGTTTTTCGCAGGCGAGAGAAGAGGAAGAGGTAGGGGTTGCTATCGCTCGCGTCCCCGTTCGCGTCCGAGTCTGGAAGGGCAAATTCTGTTAGTTCGTCCCAGCCGATAAATTGAAACTCGCTGCTGGCATAACGAAAGCGGTCGTCCGGACTATCGATGTAGCCGAACTGCAGCACCGCGCCGGTGGGAAATCGAAAGGTTTTGCGTTGCTCGTTCCACTCGGCATCGGTGTTGTAGAGCCAGGCTTTCGCCCGGTCCATTATCGAGCCTGGGAGCGATAGACGAGAGAAATCCTTGCGAAGGATGAGCGCCGAATAATTGGGCAGGTGGACATACTCCAATCCTGCCATCAGCAGCGTGTCAGACTTGCCACCCGCCGCCGCGCCGCCGAAGAACGCTTCGGTGTGTTCAACGTCCAGGAAGAGTTGTTGCTTCGGCCATGGCTTGTGTGGCGAGTACTTATGGATTCCCGTCCTGCCCCTGGGTGCCACTATCGCGCGGCGTTCCATCTGCTCTACAATCGATAGCTTCTCGCTCGGTGAAAAGTCCTTCAACCACTCGACCAGATCGTATCTCGGCAGCGAGAGCAGCAAGTTCAGCCTGCTGTTGGGTAGCTTCAAGGGTGATGTTGACATTGACGGTATTTCGATTTGTTCCGTTCTCAACATCGGTCTCGAATGCCTCAGTTCGCAGGGCGAGTTCCGCGCGCTTCACGTTCTGCGCGTCGGCAGTCACTAGCACCTTGGCGGCGGCAATTCTGTTTTTCTCTGAGTCGCTGCGACCGACAACCATCGCCATTTGACTGGTGACAAGTTGCCGAATCGCATCACTGATCGGGTAGCCTTCCTTGATCGCCTTTCGCACGACCGCCATGTTGTAGCGGCCAGGGTGCAGGGAGCCATCGCCGAGGGTTAGTGGCGGCAGCGGTGTGGCAGCGGTTGGCGG